AATTAACAGAATTCAAAAACCAAAACAAAAATCAAAATGAATGATACCCAAAGTCATTTCATATCAGATAAAGCATTGAAGATGCTTCTCCGGCTCTCCGGTCTGAGGCATGAATTCATTGCCGAGCGAATCGGAATTACCCCGACTTACTTCTGGATGATAATTAACGGCGAGCGAAAAGCTCAGCAAAAGAGAAAGGAGATTTACACTTTTTTAATTCAACACAATAATTTTTTAGAAACCCTTAAAATAGCAGCATGAGAATAATGATACAGCAAAAATGTACTGAATGTGGTCAGTTTACAGAGCATCGTTATGGAGAGTACTGGAATCACAAAAATGGACACATAATAAAACCATTTGAGCTGCTCTGTTATAAATGTGCTTGCAAAAGACACGGCTTCAAGACCTTAAAACAAATTCATGAAGAAAGAAATCAAACAAATAGTATTATGAAGATTCCAAATACAATGTTCAGCACCATCGAAATCACAGTCCGGGAAAATCACGAAACCGGAGATATACAAAGATTCAGATTTGAGTATGCGACTTTAGCACAAGCTCTCTCCGAAGTCTATGCGAAATTTGAAGAGAAAGATATCTTAACAATAAATTGCAGGTAATGACAAATCTAAACGACATGACGAAAGAGGAAATCACTGAACTCTTCAACTTTTTAAAATCCAAGTTTGAGAAATTCAATACTCGAATCGGTGATAACTCTACAAGCATTTATTTTTTCAATACAAAAAATTCCGTCAATAATATCCTCTGCATAAATAATAATCTGCTCGCTGACTACGGGATCAATCCGGAGGCGGCTGATGAGTAACATTACCTATAAAGAATGCGAGGTATATAAGGATATCAGAATTGCCGAATTATCTGACGGCAGTTTTGAATTAATCTTAATAATAGAGGGAAGCGAATATCTGACTCAGGATTGCTTCCGCACAATCACAGAAGCAAGAGAGCATATTGACGATTTGATCTATGAAGGAAATATCCAGAAAAAGGAATCAAAGTTTAATTGTACAGTTCATGGTGATGTGCTCTCGCACAAAGTATTAATAATAGAAGTATTTAGATTCAATGTTTTACTAAGCATTTACCGATGTCCAAAATGTCACCGGGATTTCAGCATAACAAGATTTTTAAATTAATCAATCATTTGAAAAATAATTACCGATTTAAAATGAAAAACCTGCAAATGAAAATTCAAACCAATTCTCTATCTCCGGACATTGCAAAATCGGTTAATAACCTCGGCAAAGCGACAGCTGAGGATTTCAAGCTTGAAAAGTTTTTACGGGAAGCAATCGAAAACAAACTAAAGGGTAACTCTCTCAAAAAGTTTGCTCTCGAATCGGGGATTGGATATTCCTACCCTTCGATTTTAAACAAGATAAAATCATACAAAGATAAGGGCATCTCCGGAATCGTACGCAAAGAAAGAAAAGACTCTGACGAGCTTCGTTCATTCAGCAACGAAGTCCTTCAGAGACTTCAGCATACTTATTCCAATAGCCAGTCAATGCTTGATGCTTATGAGTCTACTCACAAGTGGCTTCGTGATAATTCAGCGAAATTCATATTTAGAGGTGCGGAATATGATATCGCAAACGGAAATCTGTATGAAGTAAATGATGCCAAGACAATAATGCTTGTCTCTGCATTATATACAGACGGTATATATCTTACTGAAGACGGAGATGAGTTAAAGATAGGAAGTTACAGAAGCGCTGCAAGATACTTATCAGACCTGAAGCAGTCAAAAGCTGATCAGCTCCATTTCAAAAGATTCGGTCTGCATTCATACCGGCTCAAGAGACAAAGAAGCATAAATCTGAATTACTCAAATCTCCTGCCGAATGATTTATGGAGTGGAGACAATAAGCGTCTTGACATACTCGTCATAGATTGGGACTGGAAAAGCGTTTTTGTTCCCTGGCTCTCCGGATTTTATGATCTCGCTACGAGAAGATATATTTATGAACTGACAAAATCTGCAAACAGCAAATCAATTTCAAACGCACTTTGCAAGGCGTTTAAGCAGTGGGGCATTCCGAAAGAAATAAATTCCGATAACGGGAAGGATTATATCGCAAACAGGATTAATAATCTGCTCCAGTCCCTCAATATAAAGCAGAGACATTCAATTAATTATAATGCCAAAGCAAAACCCGTCGAATCATTCCATAACATCATCGATAATAAGACGAAAGTCCTTCCAGGATATATCGGAAACCGGTATGATGTAATGCCTGAAGAGACAAAGATTCTTTCAAAGGAATTCCTGAAGGTGAAAAATCTTCACAATCTCTATGATAAGAATATTCATGATGAGGAAATCCGGATTACTTTAAACGGCAACCTGGAGGGGAAGCTGCGCAAATCGAAGAAAAGATTTCTTCACATTTCAGAATTCATACAGAAGTTTGAAGAAATCCTTTCCGAGTATGAAAGCACCGTCCAAGGCGGATTGAAAAAAGACAAGCTCGGCAGACAGGTATATGACCGGCTCTGCAAGGATGAGCTTATTAATGAATTCGGGGAAAAGCTAAATACACCGTCGGGAAGATATGATTACAAATGCAGGCAGGGATTTATTCCGACGCTTGTTCAGGATGAGATTATATCACTGTTCGCAATGAACCAGACTTTAAGGACCGTGCAGTTAAAAGGTATTGCATTCAGAGATCAGTATTACTTCTCTCCAAAACTGAAGGAATATATCGGGAAGAAAGTGCTTATAAAGTATCTCGATACGGATTCGGCTTACGTCTATATATTCTCTTCAGACTTCATACAGAAGATTCAAACCGATTCCATATTCAATAAGCTTGACCAGGACGAAGTCAATAAGGATTTGAAATTCATTGATGTAGCTGACAAAATTAAAGTCTATGATTACGGTGATAATAAATTCATAGAGCAGCTGAAAGAACAACGTGCAGAGGAAAAGCAGATCAAAGAAACTATTGGAGTTACAAGACTGACCGGTCTGGAGACTACGATAAACGAAATCAAAGAAGCAGAGCTTGAGCTGATAAGCAAAAAACAAAAAATCAATAAATTAAAATCACACTTCGATGACTAAAAACTGGCTGAACTATCTTAATAAATTCTTCTTGCAATGGTTTTTTGTAAGACTCACCAGAGCTGAAGTAAATAAATTTAGTACCGGAGGGATAAAAGTAATATCATCCTGGTATGCCATTCAGTATTGGGTAATGCCGCTGAGTGGTTATGGAAGAGAGTATAAATATTTAGGAAAGCAGAAATATTTCAAATTAACAAATATGAAAACAAAATGACTAAAATCACTGCTTTAAAAAACTATGATGAACAGGAATCTGATTATATCCAGCTCCTGAATAAAATCATAAATCAATTCCAGTTCTCGCAGTCGCAGCTTGCGACTAAAATCGGGATATCGGAATCTACACTCTCGCAGATCCGCTCCGGAGAGTACGAATACAATCCGGACAATTATGTATGGAATCGAGTAAAGAAATTTATCGAGACTATAAATAAAAAAGTATATGAGACAAAACTGCTGAGAGTGGTTTACAGAATGCTCAATGAAGCATTCAAAGAAAAGGAAATCGCTGTAATAACATCCTGCTCAGGTGCCGGGAAAACAACAGCTATTGTGCAGTATTGTTTGATAAACCATTTCGCAGTTCATATCCGGGTGAATGAAGTTTTCACAACAAAGTATTTACTGCAGATCATACTTCGCTCGCTGAACTGTCCGACACTTGGATTGAATACTCAGCAGATGTATGAGACCGTTTCGGAAATGCTGACAAGAAAAAACCGTCTCATCGTCATTGATGAAGCTGAGCGGTTGAAAGTCTCACAGCTTGAATTGCTTCGGGACCTTTATGACCAGGGGAATATGGGATTATGTCTCGTAGGACTTGACTCTCTCAGGTCATTATTGCAGAAGGGAAAGAATCTCCGGGAAAATCTTGTTCAGCTGTATTCAAGGGTAGCTTATCAGAAGATAGTTGATATCCTCGAACCGGAAGATGTCGAGATGATTATCCGTGATAAGATTCCAAAGAATGGTGTCTCAAAAGAAATGATGAGAACCCTTTCGAAAAAATATAAATCGAAAGGCGGCTTCCGTGCAATACTGAAGCTTTCAAATCTTGCATTAAAGCTTGCAGATAAGAATAATGTGAAAATCGTTAATGACGAGTTTCTTGAAGCATGCATAGAGGAGCTTACATTATGAAAATATTTTTTAAAAATAAGTATCTCTTCAAATTGAGAAATCTCTGGAAGCTCCTCCGTAGCGATGCTTACTGTCTATTTACACTGGAGCAGAAAGACGATTCGACATATTGGATTGATACAGCCAGAATAAAATTATTTACGCAGTCACAGCATGATGTATTGCTGAACGCATCACAGCTGTTTGTAAATGATAATTTAGTATTAAAGAATAAAACAGAATCAGTTCTACTTGAAGCTACCGAATTAATCAACTCAAAGAAAACAACATGAATAAAATATTTCTCGATATTAATAAAAGTTCAAGACTTTACCGTTTACTCGGTGACAAAGTTTCAACACAGTTTTTTTATGCTAAGAAAGACAAACAAATTTACGATTCAAAAAACATTTATATGGGAGTCCGGGATTTTGATTCTATTTATGTCCCGGCATACACTGATGGAGAATTAAACCGAATACTTCCGGATAAAGTGGTAATAACCAAAAAGGGATTAAGAAATGTTTTTGATCTGGTAATTCGAAAGACTAGGACTAAATACATCGCTGGTTATGAAAATCCTGCAGGCACGGAAAATGCTTTAATTCAGATTCCCGAAGATTCAGAAGTAGAAGCAAAAGCTTCGATGCTATTTTACTTATTCAAAAACAATTTATTAAAATAATTAACAATAATGAAAATAGACTACCGTAAATGTCCGAAGTGTAAAAACAGTAAACACTTTTCTGCATTTCCAAAAGGAAGGTGTTCTTATTGCAAGGATTGTATGAAAATATACTTGAGGGCATACAAAAATAAAGTAAAGCGATCAAATGCATGGTATCACGAATTTGATACCAGAATGCTGACTGATGCTGACATGGAGATTGAAATGAGGGGATATAAGAGTCCGAAGACAAAACAGAGACTCAATGCGCTGATTGATTTCACAAAGAAATTTGAATCCCTGATGCGGACAATAAAAAGTTTTAATCCTAAACCCCGGAAGAGCTGGAAGAGGTACGGGGAATTTGATAACAATTTAACTAAATAAATTATGAACAATGAATTTACATCATTATTCCCTGACAAAGATATCATATCAATGATTGATCTGAAATTTCTTGATTATTTAAAGACCGAAAAATTGGAAGACCTCATTACGGGAGATCAATTGAAAGTAGCCGTTTCGGAATATTCGGTGATTGCCGATAAAATAAAACATCTCAAAAACCTTGAAGAAAAAATTATCGAGGATATTCGGGAAAAAGCCGACCGTTTTTATGGGCTGTTTAGTGAGAAGCAGGGTAATATAAGAAATAAGGTCGAAAAATATTTTGAAAGCAATTGGGATAAAATCAGCTGGGCTTCCGGTGATGCAGAAAAATCGCAAGCAGTAATCGAGTTTGAGCATGGAAAAATAATCATAGAAAGTACACAAAAAATTAATTTTAAAATAATATCTAAACATTTTTAAATAAAGAAAGGAGAAAAATGAAAACCCTAAAGCTGTTTTTAATTTCCATAGTATTATTTTTATCCGCCATTACTTCCCCGGCGCAAGATTTTAAAATCCTCGCAGAAGCAGGTCAGGGATTCCGCTGGCAGGGATTTGATAAACCGTTGATATACATTTTTAATACTTCTCTCAAAACTACTTATTCACTCTGGCAGGGGAAGCTTCAGGCAGGCACTACTGAAATGGTGGTATACTACGATACGGAGGTAGAGCTTTATGCGGGTGCGAGATTTGCTTTAAAAGTATTCAGCACAAACCTAAAAACTATTGGCGAAGATTTTAATATTAGTATCACCGGTGAAGCTCTCTATGGCACTTCCGGAAGGAAGCTATTTGGAGGCGGTACAATGCTCCGGATTGATCCGCTGACTGTATCTTTAAATCTGTATCAGGAATACGAGCATAAAGAGCTGTGGCTCTCCGGTGGTATCGGATATAATATTGATTATTTATTTAACAAATAAAAGAAAGGAGTACTAAAAATGGCAACACTTGGTGAAATTGATTTATTGACAAAGGATTATTCCGACAGCTATAATAAGTTGTCGAATAAAGTCCAGGACCTCGAGCTGGAGCTCGAAACTGTAAAGCGCAAGCACATGCGCTACATCAAAGACTTCGCAAACGAAGCTCTTGAGAAAAAAAGTAAACTTACAGCTGCAATTGATGAGAGTAAAAATTTATTCGAAAAACCGAAATCAATTGTACTGCACGGAATGAAAGTCGGATTACAAAAAGGGAAAGGTAAAATCACAATCCCTGATGAGGAGAAAACAATCCTGCTGATAAAGAAAAATTTAGCTGAACAGGCAGATCTCCTCATTAAGACAGAAGAAAAGATTGTAAAACCGGCTCTGGAAAATCTGTCTGCAGGAGATTTGAAAAAAGTCGGACTGAATCTCATCGAATCAACAGATTATGTGATTATAAAGCCCACGGGTTCAGATGTGGATAAAATCGTCAATGCCCTGCTGAAGGAAGATACTAAAGATGAGTTCGAACTTGTAAAGACAGCATCATGATAAGCGAAGGAGACATCTGGAGAGATATTTATACCGGTGTTAAGTACAAGATTATTAACATAGAAAAGTACACGATTGTTACCGACGAGCGTGGGCTCGCCGGTAACATCCGGAATATTAAGATTCAGAATATTACTTCCGGTTCAGTATTCGATATCGGCGAATGGGAATTAAAGAAGAGTTACATACAAATTGATTCATTACATAACGCAAAAATACGAGGATAAAATGAGCTCAGAGAATAAGAGTAAACAGGATATACGTTTTAAGAATCCTTTGAAAAGCGATTATTTTATTAAAATAGATTCCGAAGATCTTAAAAGCTTTTCAAAGTCGGAAAAGTTTTGGTTAATCTTTACCTTGATAATCGTACTCATCGCAATATTGCAATGGATATTTTTTTACAATCAGCAAAATCAATTATGAATTTATATACAGCTGAAATATTGTCCACAGAAGTAGAAAACTATTTAAAGCCCTATTGCAAGCGGATTGAGATTGCAGGCTCTGTAAGGAGGCAATGTCCTGAAGTAAATGATATAGATATTGTCATTATTCAGGACTCTTATAAAATGCTTAAGTATCTCTTAAGCAAGGATGCAAAGAATAATGAATTATCAGTTCATGGTATAGATTTAAAGAGCGGTCCTAAGCACAGACAAATCAGATATAAAGGAGAGATAATTGAACTCTGGTTTGCGCATGAGACAAACTTCGGTTTGATTCATTTGATTCGTACCGGATCAGCAAGCTTCTCCCAAAGCATTCTTGCAAAATGGAAAGAGGTTTCCGGAGGCGGGTATTCCGAAGGAGGGTATCTTCATAACAAAGACGGAATGAAAATTCCAACTTATGAAGAAATGGATGTATTCAAGCTTTGCGAACTCGACTTCATTGATCCCATAAATCGGTCATTTAATAATTTTATAAAACTTTAAGCATAATGAACTATGGCAACAAAGAAGCTTAGCTCCACTGAAAAACAAATAATAAAAATTAAAAAAAAATTAAAAAACTATAAAGGCTGGCATACAAGGAATGAAACATTATTCTTTTTAGGATATGATGAAAATCTTATGAAATTTTGTCTCAAGCACAAATTGATTAGAGCAGTTCATCAATATTCACATACATTCCGGTATTATAAGAATTACCGTGATAAATAATAATTTTTATAAAATTATAAATTATAATTATGTCTTGCGAAAATGAAATAGTCAATTCGAAACCGTTTAAATCGGTAAATCCCAAAAAGTGCTTTATGAAGCAAAGCGATTATAATGCTATGCTTAATAAAATCAATTTACAAGAGGAATCCTGGAAAGTTAAAAGACCGGCGACTCGTGAAGATAAGAAGAGCGCTATTCAAAATATAATTAACAGACTCAAAAATTCTTACTGGCTATGAGTATTTCTCCGTCTGCATTCGTTCTTTAATATGTAGGAAAGTTATAACCCTTTTGCAAAATGTTGTACTTGCAGGCGGAGGATTTTTAATAATAATTAATTAAGGAGAAATTTTAATGTCAATCAATATTTATTTGGCTTCAAAAAAAGTGGGATGGGATAAGCCACGAAGGTCTTTTCCCAAATTCGATGAATGTGTCTTAATAGCAACTGAAGTATTGAAAGGCTCTCAGCCAGCTTATGAAAGACTATTGAGTATACGACGATTTGTAAGTGCCGGAGAATGGGATGATAATCCAGAAGGAGCGGATTTATTACATTCCGCTTTTGAATTTGTTCAAAATCAAAAACATTAAGGAGAAATATTATGCATATTGACACAGTAACAATAATGGTATATGAGTCAACTAATAAAGCAACTAAAATACTTTTTGAACCCGATTTACAAGAAGAGCTTGAAGATCGAGGGTACATAAAAGCAAAAGATAAATGCAACACCAGATATTTTAAAGATGGTTACTTCTCAAGATTTGTTTTTCTTAAAGATTTTTGCAGAGCCGCTACTGATCTTGAAATAAAGGAATATATTGAAGCAAAACATTCTATGACAAAAGAGTTTTGTAATAATAAATCCCCTAGGAAACATCATAATTAAATTAAAACAAAAGCAAAATGATAATTCATATTATTAATGGTATACTTGCAATAATAGAGTGGGCAAATGGTTCTATTACAATGCAGCATCTTTCAGAAATCTTAAGAGAAAATTTATAAATCCGAATTAAATCATATTATGGAAAATAAAATTACATCTCAATCACAGTGCGACCAGATTCTTGAAATATTAAAATCCGGAGACAGCATTGACGCTTTGAAGGCTCTTGAGCTGGTGGGGAGCTGGGGAGGTTTCCGGGCTCGCATAAGCGAGCTTCGCACTCAAAGAAATATTGCTGTAAAAGACCGTTGGATAAAAACCGAAGACGGAAAAAGATACAAGGAATATTTTTTATAACATAAAATATTATATGATTATGAAAACCAAAGAAATGTTTTTAGAGTGTCCCTGGTGCGGTTCACAATGGGGACTGGGTACAGAGGAGTTCGAATGGCAACAATGTGATTGTTGCGGTTATCCTGATGAAAAGCATGGTGAGGATGAGGATTATGCTGATGATTATGATGAGGATTATAATTATGATTATTATGATGATGATTATCGAGATTATTATGCAGATTTTTAAAAGGAGTATTAATAATGAATAGTGTAACCAATAAAGAAGAATCTATCGAAGATTTCGTTTCCGGATTACAAAGGAAACTCAGATCAAAGATTTTGAAGCATAATATAAAAAAAGACAGTGATGAGGATACTGTTACAATAGAATTTCTTGATGAAGCCGGATATCCTGAAGAATATTATGTTGTTTCGAATTTTCTATTTGAAGAAATAAAAAAAAGTTTATAATGGAACTCGTAAAGCCAAGTATATTAAACAATTCACAAAGAAAAAGAATATTCTCGATGTCTCGACAGGCAGGGTTGAGCTCTGATGAGCTTCACTCTCTTCTTCCCGAGTGGTGCGGCGGAGCTTCACTTTCTTCGGAGAATGGAATATCTGTAGTACAGGCAAATAAGGTGATCATTGCTTTGAATAAAATGATTTCAAGTAAATCCTCCGTAAAGGGAAATCCGACGGAAAGACAGATGAATGCAATTAAGACTTTACAGTCGGTCCTTAAATGGAGTGATGTATCGCTCGAAAGATTTATTTATCGAACAGTAAAAAAGGTATCATTAGCAAGTATAACATTTCATGATGCCTCCGCTTTAATAAGCGGATTGAACAGAGTAAAAGAAAGCTTCCTTCAAAAAAAATCCGTAAAATCTCAAAATCAAAACTCGCAATTTGCATAGAGAGAAAGTAATTGAGGAATCAAGAAAGCTCGGCATAGCAGATGAACGGAAAATCCGAAACATGGAAATTCTTGAAGAGTTCATCGAGTTAAGAAATCAATTCACTAACTATGAGGAAGCGATTGATATACTCGCTTACAAGTTTTATCTCTCACAGTCCTCAATTCAGAAGATTGTAATAGGTTATAAAAAGCACAAATAAATTTGACTGACATAAAAGCTCTAAAGCCGCAGATCAAGACATTATTTCTTTCCGGTACAGATGTCCCGGAAATATGCGATTCTTTCCGGGCAGTAAATCCATCAACAGTATATACCTGGATTCGAAAAGAAGGATGGCGTGAGCTTCGGGATAAGAAGCTTCAGTCATTCAACGACTCCCCTGAGATGCTTCTGCAAATGCTCGATACAATGATTACAGGACTGGGTAAGCAGGTTAATGACCCTGTTCAGGTAGCGAAGATAGCGGATTCAATTTCGAAGATTGTGAAATCCATTAAGACATTAAGTAAAGACAAAGACCGTCTTGGTAATGTCTTGTTTGTCATAGGCGAACTCGGTAAACACATGAATGAACAGAGTAATCACGTCTTATTTGATGAAGAATTCAGGAGCAAGTTTGATAAGCTTCTTGAAAGCTTCCAATCAAAGATGATTCTGAAATTTAATCCAAAAAATCTATCTTAAACAAAATGTTAAAATCTACTTATAAAAAGTTTAAAGAAAAATATGAACATGATAAAGAGACGGGACTCTTGTTTATCTCATACTTTAATTTTATTGGGGAGTGGGATAAAGATAAAAAGAAATATATAAAGATGCTGAAGATAGAAGGTGATTTAATGAGAGGTACTATTTCACGTGCAACAAAGGAGCGATTCGGATGATTAACGAAAGAGATTTTCAAAAAAAGTTTGAAGAGCTTCGGCTTTGGATTCGGACGTCGGTACAGATATTCAAGGATGACTCTCCGGAGGCTAAAGCCGATAGAATATTTAAAGCGGAGAAGGATAAATTCTATTTTGCCAAGACTTATTTTCCGCATTACTGTGAAGATAAATTTGCAGATTGCCATACAGAAATGTTTGATCTGGCGGATACGTACAATATTCCTGTTGTGATTGCTGGAGCCAGAGAACTGGCTAAGACTACAATCGTTTCTTTTTTCGATGAACTTCATAAGACTTGTTTCAAGAAAAATAAATTCACGATGTTCATTTGTGATACTCAGGAGACAGCTGCTTCAGAGTTTCTTCTCCCTATCAGAGCAGAGCTGGAGGAGAATCCCCGATTATTAAATGACTTCGGGGAGCAAAAGACAAGCTTATGGAAAATGGAGGATTTTGTAACACGTTCAGGTAAGAGATTCCTTGCGCTCGGTCCGAGGATGGGAGCAAAAGGCAAAAAGCACAAAGCAAGCAGACCTGACAGAGTAATTATTGAAGATTTGGAAAATCAAAATTCACCTAAGAAAAAATCCATTCTTAAACGTCGTTTAAAGTTTCTTTTAACCGATGTTATGAAAGGTGTAAATTCAAAAAAATGGCAGTTTATTTTTCTTGGAAATTATTTTTCAAAAAAAACTATTCTTCATATACTTCTTAAAGAAGAAAGGTTTAAACATTGGATTCGTAAAATATTTGAATGGATAATTGAAGATAATAACGGAAAGCAATATTCCTCCTGGGAATCCAGGATACCTTTAAAGAAGCTTCTCGAAGAACAGCTCGATGACCCTGTCACATTCAGGACTGAGAGACTTCAGAAACCGGATGACGAAGACGCTACTTTTCAGGAAGAGTGGATTCAGTATTATGAGCCGGAAGATATAGCATCTCTTAAATTACCTGTTGTTTCTTTCAAAGACCCCTCAGCAGGCAAAGGTGAGGAAAATTGCTACAAAGCAATAATCTATCTTGCGGTAGATAAAGGAAATGCTACATATTATGTCAGGCATGCATGGATCAAGAAGACAAGTAAATGGAGAGCTATTAATGCTCAGATAGATTTATCCGAAGAATATAATTCCGCTGTTGACGGAGTTGAATCAAACGGATATCAGGCGACTGAAAAAGAAGATTATGAAATCCTTGAAAAGCAGAGAGGCAGAAGATTCAATTTGAAACTAATATTAAACACGTTGCCAAAGGAAGTAAGAATCGGCTCTCTGCAGTCTCCGATTCAAAGAGGATATATAAAATTTATCCGAAATCATTCGGATCAGAATCTTCTTGTCGAACAGCTGCTTGATTTTCCAGATGGAGATTTTATTGATGGTCCCGATGCGCTCGCCGGAGCGAAGGATGTTGCGGATAAATATATTTTGAAAAAATCAAAGAAAGTGAGGGCGGATATTTTAGGTTAATACTGTGTGATTTTTTATTTTGATTTGATGATTAACGAAAGGAGATACGATGAAAACGCCGATAAGCTATTATGGTGGGAAGCAGATGATGGCTTCCAAAATACTGAATTTAATTCCTGCTCATAATTTATATTGTGAGCCGTTCTTTGGTGGTGGTGCAATTTTCTTTGCAAAAGAAGTGAGTAATGTTGAAGTCATTAATGACCATGATGAAAGAGTTATGAACTTTTATCGTGTAACAAAATCTCATTTCAATGAGCTTAAAACTTTGATTGAACAGACTTTACACAGCCGGAAGCTTCATGATGAATCAGAATTTGTTCTGAAAAATCCGATTCTTTTCAGCCGTTTAAAGCAAGCCTGGGCATTTTGGGTTCAGACAAATATGAGCTACGGTTCATGTATGTTTGGAGGTTATGGATATGCCAGGAAGAAAAATTCGACTGAAAAGAAAATCATGAATAAGAGAAATAATTTTATTCAGGACTATCAAAAAAGGTTAGAATGCACACAGATTGAATGTATGGATGCTTTGAAAGTAGTTACTAGCCGTGACGCAAAGGAATCATTTTTTTACTGTGACCCGCCTTATTTCAATGCTGTTATGGGACATTACGGCGGATATACAAAAGATAACTTTGAAGACTTACTGAAAACTTTGAGTGGTATAAAAGGTAAATTTTTAATGTCGAGTTACGACTCGGACATTTTAAAAAAATATACCGGAAAACATAAGTGGCAACAGAGAAAGATTGAGATGAATTTAAGCATGTCGTTGGGAAAGAAAAAAATTGAAGTGCTTACTTCAAATTATAATTTAAACAAACATGAAAAAGAAAGCTCCGGTAATCCCGGTTAAAAAAACCGGAAAGGTAAGTGTGAATTACGTCACGCTTAATCTCGGTAATCCGGCTACAAAAAATATTTCAAACATAATACGGAAATCCTCTTCTCAGATAACAGATGACAGAGAAAGTATAATCGGTGTTTCATACTTTAAGCCGTTTATTGCTCGTGAACTTGCACGCAATTTCTTCGAGCAAAACGCTTATCATAGCCGATGTATATTCTTAAAAGCGGCTTGTGTAGGATTAATAGGGTATGATGTAATTACGGATGATGAAAATATATCTGATGTATCTTCTCATCCGGAATATTTAAAGCTCACCTCATTCTTAGAAAAGGTGAATGATGATGATGAAAATATAGAGGACATAATTCGTGGTTATCTGATAGACCGGTATACCTTTGCTGATAGTTATGTCGAATGCGTAAACAACAAGAAAGGTGAGCTTTCTGAATTGTATAATTTAAAAGCATACTCGACGTATGTTCGTACACAAAATAAAAATATTTTCTTTGTTCAGAAAAAAGGAACTAAAACTACTGAGTTCCGCAAAATAAATTCCAAATCAAGGATTGAATTAAACGAGATATTATGGTCTAAAACATTTAATCCGTTCAATGATTATTACGGATATCCTGATTGGTATTCCGCTCTTGGAGACCTGGCGCTTGACAGATCCGCTGTTACTTTCAATCTTAAAAAATTTGAAAATGATTTAATGATATCCTTTGCGATAATTTGCGAGGGTGGAGAAATTGATAATGAAGGACTTGGAAAAATTCAGGATTTTTTAAGAGATAATTATAAAGGAGTCGCAAATTCAAATAAAGTTCTATACATAAATTCGGATGACCCGAATGTGAAAATTCGGGTTGAAAGAATTCAAGCTGAGGTGAGAGATGTCTCATTCTCAAAACTTAGAGAAGTATCCAGAGACAGCATTATAGTAGCACATGGTTTGTTGCATAAACTACTCGGAGTTGCCACTCCAGGACAGCTCGGCTCAGGGAATGAAACGGATTCACAATTCAGAGTAATGAATGAAACAATAATCAGACCCGAGAAAAAAGACCTGGAGAATAAACTTAATTATATTTTTAAGCATAAGCTTGGAATTTCAAAATTTAAAATTCAATTCAAAGAGCTTCTTGTTGATATGTTTAAGGATCTTGTAGATTCTATCATGAAATTAAAATCTGGAGATATAATTGACAGAAACGAAGCTCGTATGGAATTAGGATGGGAAGCTGAAGAAGAGAATCCTGATTTAAATTCGGAAGACAAAATTGACAAAATGTTAAAGCAGATTCGGGTGCTAAAAAAAGAATTACAGCAATGAATTACACTTTAAGTAAATTGTTTGATAAGCATCTCTCGGATATTGAAACCGAGCTGGAAAATATCAAATCTATTTTGATAGTAAAATCAAAATCTTCAGAAAAAAAATATAAAAAATATTTATCCACACTTCAAAAGTTACTTACTGACTCTTATGATTCCCAAACTAAGCAAGCACTGAAAGAAGTAGTTGATTACTTGCTTTCTCTAAACAGGATAAATTTTTCTGATGCTGATATAAAAAAAATCGATTCAATTTTAAAAGCTCGGCTTGGTAAAGGTTTAAAAGATTTGGTTGTAAATAAAATTTATAAAATAGCTGAATTGTTTTATTCTTTGGGAGCTGAGGAAATTGCTGATGCTATTCATTTTGAATTTTCATTCGAACTTTCTGACACAGATGCAGTAACAGCTTTATTTGAACAGTTTAATTTTTGGATTGGGAACTATTACGGAGATCAGGTTCAAAGTGAGATTAAAGAGACTTTAAAAGGTTATTTCGATGCGGATAAAACCATTGAAGAAGTAGCATTGGAGTTTTCAAAAAAGTTTGAAAAATACTCTGAAAATGGAATGGAATATTTTGAAGGGCTTGCCGAGCATACATCTAATAGGGTCAGAGCGATAGGACAAGTCACCGCTATGGAGAGAGCAGGTGTGGATTCATATCAAATCATTTCCATCATAGATGCCAGGACTTCGGAGATATGTAAATTTATGGATGGAAAAATTTTTGATTTGTCCCGAGCCACAGATTACAGAGAAAAAATTTTATCTTTAAAAAATCCGAAGGAAATTAAAGATTATTCGAAGTGGATTACTCCGAAAGAATTACAGGCAATTCAGGATCAAAAAATCTCTGACCCAGATCTTCCGGCTGGTTTAACAATTCCACCATTTCACTGGAGATGCCGGTCAACCATCCGGGCTTTTTTCAAGTAGTAGTGGGTGGGTCGCTGATGCGGGGAGAGCTTGCCTGAATTTGTTACAATAACAGAGTGACAAAAAGTTCAAAAATAAAAAATACCGTGTCAATTTAAGACATAATTGCAAATTTTATATATTGCGATTTTGACTAAATTTTAAAGGAAGTTAAAAATAATGTGTCATTTCATGTCCACTATTTTCCTCTTTTCTGCAAAAAGTAAAGAATACCGTGTCATATAGATTTTTATAACTTCCTTAAAAATAAATAACTTAGCAAAAACCAAAATAAAATTTAAACTGGCTCCCCTTAA